TATGCACTATTCGCAGTATCATAACTTTGATAAGATAGTGTAGAACTTTCCCATGTACCTAATTGTGGCTGATAAGTTTTCCTTTCAGTTGTAAATGATTGTCTACTTACCATATAAAAGTTTAACCAATCAAATTGTCCAAAACGATTTTTCCATTTCATTCTTACATTAGGATATTTTTGTTCACAATTGATATCATATCTTATTGGTAATCCTAACGCAGATGCACCATTGTAAGGTTGAACTGTATAATAAGTTAATCCTGTTGTAGATAATGGAAAACCAGGTTGAGAAGGTGCAATAGGATATTGTTGAATTTGTCCAGAAGAACTAACATTTGCAGTTAATGTGAAATCACCCGTACCTGTATTACCTGTATAAACTATTTTTGTAGGTGTAGTTGCACCTATGTTTCCACCATATACAGATGATAAACCTTGATTATCTAAAAATGCAGATTGTGTTGCCGGCCCATCGGTTAGTAATGGCCAGTAAGGAGTTGTAGTCTGCATTTGTTGTCCAATAGATTCAGGAAATATTCCATATCCATCGACTGCTTTATATGTTTCAGATTTTAAGTGTGAGCCCGTAACAAATGTACTACCTGAAAGATATTGAAAATAAAAATCAACTGCAAAGTAAACTACATTTGAAGTATTTTGTTGTGCATAATCTGTAAGTGTTGAATTGATTATTCTATTCAAATCAAATAGACCAACACCGACTGTATTAGGAAATTTTGCAATTGTATAATCTGCTACCGAAGAAGATGCATTTGGTGCACCTTGCCAATAATATAATTCACCTACATATTGAAATGAAGATGATGTTGTTGTAGCAGTATTGCTTTCACTTAATGAAAATATAATTGGTGATTGTGCAAATGAACAACTTGCAGGAGTCTGTAATAATGATAAAGCCATTATGTATTATGTTTATATAAAAACCACCTTTTCAGTAAAAGTATGTGATACTAATATTCTGCTTCAAATTTGTCTAATTCTGATGCTATATTTCCGACTATAAGTTTGTCAACCATCTCCTCATAATACTGATTTAACATTGACTGAACTGTTGGGTCATTTATTGCATTATCTGCAAATGGTCTTGCATCCATTTTGTATGTACCATCATTTACATATTCACCATACTCAGCTCCATTGGGTGCATAGTCTAATTCAATTTCAAAAGAATAATCATCTTTTGTCTTTAACTCCTTTACCATTTTGGCAGGAGTGTTTGCAGCTTTAACTTTACGAAGTAAGTTGCCTGTGTCGATTGCTCGAGTAGGTTGTCTTTGTAAGTTTAGTTGTGCTAAAGAACTAATCTGTTTTGCTATGTCTTGTAATGATGGCATTTTATTTTATTAAAATCTACTACTAAATACTGCAAAGTTTTGGTCTATTTCAGCTTGTGTAAGTTGTCTATTATATTGTAAATATCCCATAACATATCCATTCAAATATCCTGCAGCTCCTTGTTCTGGGTCGTGGCCAATAAGAGCCCCACTAACAGTTCCATTTCCTCTTGTATAAGTATTTGTATTTGAACCACTTATATTATTATCAAGATACATAATATGTGAATTAGTTCCATTTGTAGTAAATGTATATGCTCTCCAAGTATCAATAGAAGCTGGAATGATAGTTGTTCCAGATGGTATTACAGGGGTACCACCATAATACATTATAGGTATAACATCTTTTACATTAGATACCTCACCTGTTACAACTACACCATTAGTTGCTTTTATACAAGGGAATCCACTATATCCATTATTCAAATTAGTCCAAGTTGATTGTTTACATTTAATAATCGCCATTGTAGTAAATGAAGAAGATAATGCAGTGTTAAATTCTATATACTGAGCTGAACCGGTTGATAAACTTAATTGTCCTCCGTTAGTAGAACTCCAAGTTGGATTATTAATCAATGAACCGTTAATACCATATCCTGATATATCAAATACAGTGTTACCACTTCCAGGATATGATGCTGGATTACCAAAATCATAGATAACATTTGCTCCAGACACAAATGAATGGGTTATACTACCTGAAATACATGTGTAACATGTACCAAATGAAGCGCTAACATTTACATTTGTTAATGCAACTGAAACTGCTAATGATGAAGTTAAATTACTAACAGTCCAACATGATGAAGTAGTAGTTAATTCAGTATTTGTAACTTTTAATACACTACCTGTCGTATACGAGTCATCAAGATTGTCTAAAGTTGTCCATAAACTATGTGTTGATTGACAAGATGTTAAATTAAATGCAGTCTGTACTGGAACTACGCTTGTAATCCAAACACATGGCACAGTTCTATTATTTGGTGAACTTGCATCTACTGGTGGATTATTTGCAACTATATTAAGAGTTGCATTAAGAGAAGCAAAAGTTATATTATTTATTTTACCCACATAACTACTGGCATTAATAGACCCGGAGAAATAAGTCAAATATGGAAAATAATAATTACCAGGGTCGGTGGGGTCATCTCTTTTTAATTGAAATGTATATGTACATGGTACATTATAATGTGGATATTTTAATACTTGACCAGGAAATCTTTCAATAACTCTCCATTTCATCCAATTCTCAAAAAATGCACTATCACTTTTTACAAATAATGGATTTGATTGAGCAATTATAGTTTTTCTATATTGTGCGTATGTTAATGTATCATTAATTATGTTTCCATTTTGGTCTATATAATTAAAATAACATGTTCCCAATTCAATATTTCTAGGATATTCTACTTCTATATACCAAGCTTCTGGTCCTGTTTTTGGAGGTGCACTTATACAACAAGTTCCTGACCCACTTAATTCAGCCGTGCAAAAGAAAGATGCACCCGCTTGTAATATAGCTCCCTTTTCAGTTGCTGTGTTTGCTTCAGCATCTAAACAAACTGGTACTATAACTCTACCAGCTATACTACTAGTTGTATAGGTTATAGCATTATAATTGTAATTAAAATTACCCGCAGCGTTTGCAAAATACATTGCTTTCATATGTGGTATTCCACCACCCGGTGATTGCCAATAAGAAACTGGAATATACATAATTAAACTAAATTTTTGATACTAACTGCATATAAAGATGATGTATCAAACGAAACGAATGATAATATATCTTGTGAATTTGCAAATACTGATGCTGAATAATCCGAACCTGTTGGAAATAATATATTAGATGAATAGTTTAAACTACCTGTTGGTGATTGTTGTTTAACTAATAATTGAATAGTTTGGCCTGATTGTATATTTGTAGGATTCAAAAATGTTACAGATGAAGTTGGTAAAGTTAATACAAAAAAGTTTCCTAAACTTAAATCCATACTAGCAGTTTGAGATACAACACTCAATGTTGTGGTTATACCTCTAACGCTTCCACTAAATGTTGAATTTCCTATTACATTTAACTCAATTGCTGCAGATGATGAAAGTGTTAAACTACCTGTGATAGTTTGATTTCCAATAAAATTATTACTTCCTGTTGTTGCGAATGATGCTATAACTTGATTTGTAGATTGTGTATATGCATTAAACGAAGAAGTATTTAACTTTTGGTTAATTTGATTTTGTAAGAAAGATGCAGTTTGAGTTAATTCAGCTTGTGTAGCAAAGTTAGTATCTAACGATTGACTCCAAATCTCCAATTGGTCTAATCTCAAATCAACAGATGCAGAAAATGTTGTATTTAAATAAGATGCGGTTGCTTCTACTGCATCCAATCTACTATCTACTGATGTTGAAAATGGAATATATAAAGATGCAGTTGCTTCAACTATATCTAATCTTGCATCTACACTTTGAGAATAAGTAGTTACATTACCAATTCCACTAATTGTAGAGGATGAAATGTTACCTAATACATTTAAGTCACCTGTAATACCCATAGAACCCGTCAAAGAACTGCTTCCTGACATTATAATACTTCCGTTGAGTGTTTGTGTATCTGCAGTGCTATCTCCCAAAATATTAGACCCAGATGAGAATATGACAGAACTACTTTCTATTGTAGTTACTATCTTAAATGCACTAATTGTACCACTAACGATTAAATCATTTGTGATAAACATATTAGATGCAGTAATTGCATTTGATATTGCTAAACTACCTGTTAGATTAGTTGCTCCACTAACTTCTAAATTACCATTTACTCTTACATTATCATTTACTGTCACCTTACCTTCTATGTCAAATGCACCACTAACAATAAAGTCACCACCAACACTCAAATCACCATCTAATGAAGCACTACCAATTGAATTAAGATACAATCCTAATCCATTACCAAATCCATCTTCAATTTGCGTTAATGTTACAGATGCAGTATTGTTACTACCAAAGTGTAATAAACTTTGAAATGATGATGAAATATATAAGTTACTTAAACTTCCCATTTATTTTTATTTTATAATTTTAATCGTATTGCCACTTTCTAAATGCTACATCCGTTCCTAATCCCCATTTTTGTGGTGTGGTATTCCATATTTGTGGATTTGCCCACAATAAACAATAATCACATGTCACAAAATTATCATATGGTAATTCCAATACTGGTAAATTAACATAATCAAAATCATCTTCTCCACTAAATGTACCTACAATCGTGTAACAATGATAGTCATAGTAAGTAGTTATGTCTCCTGATGAATTAGGAAATGGTCTACTCATAAAGACTTGACCTATACTTCCAGTTTCATCCAATACTGCTTTATACCTATCACCACCTACACAATCTTCAATTATATACCCACTACCTGACGGATTAATTAAAAAAAAAAGACAACGATTTTTATCATTGTGGGTCGTTAACTCAAAGGTTGCAACCCATCCGGCCAATCCATTATTGAACTGGTCAGAGAATGCCGAACAATTTATGTCTCCGTTTATCTCAAATCCTGCAACTCCTCTTTGCGTATATGAAGTTAAGTCATTTAAGATACCCAATGTGTTTGCATGAATATCAACCGTATCATCCGTTCTATAAAATGGTACAGTTTGCTTATTCGTTCTTTCGTTACTTTCGTTATTTTTATTTTTAATCTTATCTGCAACAGTCAACTGAATTGTATAGTTGGTTACATTCGTACCAAAATTACTTTCAGTTATTAGGATATTTCCTAATGGATATGATGGAAACTCATCGGTATCTATCTTTGTAATGTCACCTTGTGTCACTGCATTAATAGAAGGATGGTTTTGCATTATTGTTTTGAAATAATTCAAAGCATTGTAATAGAGAGTATAGTTTACACCTGTATTATGAACGATTTGTTGAGCCATAGTTATTATAATTGTATTCCACCGAAGTATTGATTACTTTGGTCAGGATATATTTGTGTTTGATTTCCAACAGTCTGTAAGTATTGAGGTATATTATTAGAATATGCAATTAAGTAATTCTGTAATCTCAATGCGTAATAGTCTGCATTGTTTAGAGCTTTGTTTAAAAGATAATCAATTTCAGATTTAGCAGGAGCTATACCTTGTTCACTTTGTTGTTTAACTGCTCCATTTGATTTAAATTGAACTGAACTAAATGGAATATATTCAACACATGCATACCACAATAAAGTATATTTGATGTGGTCATCCATTAAGTCCTGATAATAAGAACTTAAAGAACTAAATGTGTTTGCAGTGATTTGTGCTTGTAAGTAATCAAATAGGACAGTTCCTAATAGATTCTTTAAGTATTTATCTTGTGCAGTTCTACAAAACGGCAATAAAGCATCTGCATCAATTGCACCTTGCAACGGAGAGTTCTTTATAATATCGTTTCTGTTTATGAATAATGCGTATGACATAATTATTTTTTATATATTTCGTATTCTTTACTTAATATTGTTGGCATTGTAAACTTCTCAGTTGGCAATGGTTCATTTGGAGTTTGGTCAGCAGTATCTTCTGTTGTTGCTGGATTTTCCATGCTATCATTAGTTTCATCTTCAACTTGGTCAATTGTTTTACCAGTTTCTTCCGCAGTTTGTGAAAGAATTACTAATGGAGTTAATTGTTCAAAGTATAATTCACTATCTGTATATCCACTACAAGTTAATGCGTAATCCAAAGTATTTAATATAATGTTTTGGAAAGGTGCAATAGTCATTGTTTGTAAAATACTAAATGCAGTTTTCATTTCTTCACTTTGAGAACTGAAACCATTGTTCTTTGTTCTAATACCAAACAATAAAGGAGATGTTACTCTATGTGCTACAAGGATTCTATCCTGTGTGTATTCTGCAACATAGTCATACTTCTCATGTAAGTTTGTGATATCAATTACATCAATCGTAGGTTTAGTTAATGGGTCATCGTTAAATGACAACATAAATCTACCTGCGTTATCCGTACCTGTGAATTTAGCTTGAACTAAATCTTCAATAGTTTGTCTTTCTTCAGGTGCAGGAACTCCATTGTTGAAGTTTAACATCACTGCTGGTAAGAAACCATTGACAATATTATTAAAGTGTAAATTACTTATCTCACCTTCGGCCATTGCTAATTGTAAAGCAGATACCCAATCTGGTAGAGAATAGTAATACAAACCTGGACAATAATGTTTGATGTAAAGTATTTCCATTTTCTCATTAGAAGTTTCAAAAGCAGGTATTTTCTTTTTATCTCTTACCTTTCTTTGGTCGTTCCAATCAGTACAATAGTAATAATTTTCTATCATTGGAGATGAACCTAACTTCTCTGCTCTTAATAACTGAACAGGTATGTGATACATCTTTTTAATTTTAGTATGTGTATCATCCCAATAAACTTGGAATGCTGCATTACCAAATAACTTTAAGTCGAATGCTACTCTCTTAACTTCCTCTTGCGGAATCATCTTTTGTAAAGTCTCATTGAATACTTGGTCTTTGGAATATAAACCTTTACCGAATATTAAATCAGCAATACCTTCGATAGATGCTGCATTAGTTGTACTAACATTGAAAGCAGTAGTAACTGCATCAAAGAAATCATCATTGCCATACACACCAAATGGAACGAATGGATAACGAGTTTTAGTATCTTCCTGTATAATAGGAAGAGAATTATTATTTACATTAACTATTGAGAATTTTTGTTGTCCTTTCATGTTTAATCCATTATGATATATTTGTTCTCACTAATGTGGGAAACATATTGTGTATTTTGAGTTTCGTATACTGATTTATCTATTGATTGAGATGCATATACTTGCCAACTACCATTCCATATATCAATAGATGCACTACCTGATTGATTATATAGGACTGCACGATATTCACCACCTACACTTGCACTTTGTATACTTGCAGTGAATGATAGAATACTTTCGTATGCAGAATAACTAACTTCTGTCATAGATGCAGTAAATGTATTCAATCCCATCATATCAGTCAACGACATAGTAAATTGATTACTACCCGTTATCTGTGTTCTAATAGTGTATGAGTTTGATTGAGATATGTAATAGCTAAGCATTATCTTGTCTTTATATATTAAAAACACCAACTTAGATAAAAATAGTTAAATAAAAAAACCCCACTCCGAAGAGTAGGGTTTAATATTTTTAGTGTTTATACCGAATGATATTATGCAGATGCTCCGTAAACTACTGTGTAGTTTGCAGTTAATCCACCTAATGCATCTGCAGTAGTGCTTCCAGATAAGAATTGAGCAGGGAATTGTTCTTGTCCTGTGAAAGTTAAAGAGTATCCGTAAAGGTCTCCTAAAGCTCCACCAGTTTGAATTGTTCCACCGGTCATATCTGCACCTTCTTTTTTACCTACTAAGAATGCATCACCATTGTTAGTCCAAACGATTATTTGAGGTCTACCATAAGCCATAAGCTTTAATTGAGTCGTCATTTCGTTTGTTAACTTCTTTAAGTTAAGAGTTAATTCTTGTGAAAAGAATGTAGTTCCGTTCTCACGAGAAGTGTTAACAGTTTCAGTATATGCACTAGTTCCTTTCAATTCGTAGTAATACAAAATTGAGCCAGATGGAACACCTGACAACAATCCTGATGGAGTTGCTGTTTGAGCTGCTGTTTCTGTGAAAGAACCCGTCGTATAATTGATAAAGTAAACACCCTGTAAACCACCGATGCTTTCTTTACATACTTCGTTTCTTCCTAGAGTTAATGAACAAGGCATATATTAATTTTTTAGTTTTGTTATTAAAAAAGGTGGGTGTTGAGACCCACCCTTTAATTATTTTTTTTAGTAAGCTCCGTAGTATACGATGTCTTGACCAATACCGAATTGAGTACCACCTGTGTATCTCATTACAATTCTGTAATTTTGAGAACCATCGATGTTAGCCATATCCAATACTTTTACTTCATTGTAGTCAGAAAGTAAACCTGTTCCGAAGAATAAGTTTGATTTTTGAGCTGCAACAATCTTAGAAGAACTCATACCTGGACACCATACAATCTCAATACCATTGAAGTTGAAAGGTTTTTCACCCACGTTCATTTGGTTGTTCCATCCGTTTGCACCGATAGCACCACCTGCTAAAGCTTGTTGGTATGCTTTAGCTACATCAGTAGATACATACAACAATACATCAGGCTTACCATAAACAGTATCAGGGATAGTGTTTACAACTGAATTTAATTTGTCTAATACATTTGCAGAAGTTACACTTCCAGAAATTACGATTGAACCACTCTTAGCTGCTAATACTGCTGTTGAACCACCTGCTGCGATTGAAGCAGAGAATGCTGTTTGGAAACCACCGAATTGTCCGTTAGTTGTGTTAACACCTTCCCAGATAGACTCTTCAGTTGCTTCTGCTACTTTACCACCTACATAAGAGATTAAGAAATCGTTGAAGTTCTTTGGAATTTCATCGAATGCAGAGAAACCTAATTGTAAAGCTTCCCAGCTATCTACGAATTCTTGCTTACATAATAGTAAGTTAA